CCGGGAGTGTGCCACACAAGCTCAGCTTTCGTTCTTTGAAAGTGAAGCTAAGTGTGACATCACAAACCGTCGTCTTCGTAATCAGGTTGGGAATATTCGTCAGATTGACGAGGAATACCAACATCTGATTCTTAGAATGAGACGTTACATACGTAACGTTCTAGGTTCCCATCGTTCCTTCCTGGAGGCTCTACCGTCTCTAGTGAGAGTGACACCGGGAGCAACTGCACGCACGAAAAGAGCAGACAGCCTACCTCAGTTGAAAATGAGGTTGAAGACCTATTGTACTAGAAGGTCTTCAAAATACGTACGTTACGTATACCATCATTTTGGTTTCGATAACGTTCGTACTAGGTGGTGTCACTTTAATCGTGTGGAGCTAGTACCGAAGAATTGGAAGACAGACCGTACCATCGCGTGCGAGCCTGAGGGATTACTCCCTCTTCAGCTAGCATTCGATAAGTACGCGAAAAGACGTTTACGTCTTTTCGGTATTGATCTGAGCGACCAATCTGCGAACGCGCTTCTTGCCAAAACTTCCTCTATTGATGGTAGCTTTGCTACCATCGACTTCAGTTCGGCGTCTGACACGATAAGCTATAATACTGTTGCTCTGCTATTGCCGGAGCAATGGTTTGCTTATCTTGCTGATGTTCGATCACCGGGGTATAGAGGTGTGTTCGGCGAGGGTGTCTATAGCAAGTTCTCCAGTATGGGGAACGGTGCGACATTCGCCCTTGAAACGCTGATTTTCGCGGCTGCTTGTTATGCAATATGTGGCGATCGTAAATTCCTTGTGTATGGTGATGATGTTATCATACCTTCGGAAATTTACGAGGACTACATAAAGCTAACACAATTTCTTGGATTTTCCGTTAATACGGAGAAATCATTCGCCACTGGTCCCTTTAGGGAGTCATGTGGTGGGGATTTCTTCAACGGAGTCGACATTACCCCGGTGTATATAAGGAACTCAGGTACGCTTCGTAAAGCGTCCCTTTGTCACCTTGTAAATACACTATTGGGTATTTGTTCTCCTGGAGGGAACTTGGAACGTTTACTGCGTGGACTAATATCCACCCATAAACTTCCTTTTGTCCCCTACAATGAGAACACTACTAGTGGTGTCTGGTTAGATCCCACTAGCGCTCGACGCAAGAAATTGATACGAAGGAAAGGTGGGTTAGAATTCACACTTTGTTACGAGCCCAAAAATAGGGAACGTAAATTTGTGGATTCGAGAGGCTATTACCTTTGGTTCCTGATAAAGAATTCGCAAGTTTTCTTTGCAGGACCTTGGGAATTGTCTCGACCGAATTACCTTCCTTCTGTAGCATCCTCGGTACCCGTTTACGAC